CTTGCATTCATGACGGATTTATTGGAAAATTCTCCAAGAGTACTTTTCACGCTATCTTTTATTTCAGTAATACTGTCGCCTACGTTTTGCATAGCGGAACTCGCACTTGTGGCAGCTTCACTCATATTCGGAACTTCAGGAATACTTGCGCGTGCATCTTTTGCCATATCAGACATTTGATCAATAAACGGTTTGTCCGCGCTCATTTTCTTATATATAGATTAAAATAGAGAAAACTTGTTAACATCTAAATTGTCTTTCGTGAGAGTAAACGTGGCACCGTAACTTGATAACAAATTGCTAAAGTAATTTCCACCATTACCTGCAATGTAATTGCTCCAAGCTGTACTTGGATCAACAGCCGTAGGGTTTCGCTCAAACTTCGCCATATGAACTACAGCGGTAGAGGCTGCATTCGTGAAAACAAATTTGGAATCTTTTGTGGTTGTTACTGGTAAATTTACGAGATTTTCAGACCGTATCATCTTTCCGTCTATGTATAAATCAATAGTCTTTCCATCTACGCTCAATATCACGTATACCCATTTTTGCAAAGGAAAGTTAGTCATGATGGTATGGGAATTTGTTGAACCGGGGCTTTGTTCCGCCATACTGTACTTTAGTTCACTGGTGGATGTGAGAGAAACTCTTACAATGTCGGTGTTTACTGGGTTGACAATTTTAAACAAAGTAGTTTCATTGCCGCTGCTTGGTGCATTTACCACATTAATCCAAAAACTCAGATAGTAACGCGAAGAGGTTGGTGAGGATAAGGAAGAAAACGGCACATCTGGATTTGTTGTGGCTCCATCTAATGTGACAATACTGGTCACAGTTTTTCCTTGCTCGCTTATAAATCTAAACATCATGTAAATAATTACACATAATATTACGCCTAAACCGATAAGTGTGTAATTCATAGTATATTGTTACCTAAGATTATTTAATGGCGGATTCTGCAATCTTAAAATGTTATAGGATTGAGAAATTTGTGTGATACTTAAGATTTTCGGGAAAACAGTTAAATTGCAGATCGCGCCGTGTAATTCGTTTGTGTCCGACCCTATACACACATTCATCTCATTTTTATAATTCGGCAATACAGAATTCTCTAAATGTATCGTTTCCATCAACTTTCCATTAATAAATAAATCGACCTCGTCGTTATGATAATTAAACACAACATAATTCCAGCGCTGCATGGGTACGACCAATTCTGTTGTGACTTTTTTCACGTTATCTTCAGACGCGTTGTTGGAAAAGACAAATCTCCACTTACCTTCTTTTGTGCAGGAAATATAAGGACATCCGACAGTGGGCTCGCTGTCCGTTCCAAACCGAAACATCATACAGTCATCGCTTCCAAAGGTGGGATTATTTGTAGTGATCCACATGGATATGGCATATTCTCGTTTAACCGTTTTCTTAGTCTTGTCATTCGCATCATAAAAAATATCTTTATTGTCTGCATAAAATGGCGTTATGTTACTTATAGTTTGTTTATGGTAAAAGTACGTGGGGTTTTGGATGAGAACCTGACCATCTGTGAATGTGATTTTATTAAGTAGTTTGGGTAAAAGTATGTACGCAAAAACTAAGAGGAGCTCCAGACCTATCAACGCATATACGACGACGGGTGTATCTTTGAATTCTTGAAACAGATAAACAAAATAGTCATTAATGAGACACGGGATAAAGAATAAACAGTATAGGATAAACCCGGATGTTTCTTGTTGTCTATATCCCTCGTTTAAGAACACATTGTATACAATAGTTAATCCGATAAGGAAAATAAACACGAGTATTAGCTTTAAAATCAATAGGAGGACAAACGAATAGTCATTTGGAATGTTCGGCAAAGGAGTAACGTCGGTGAAAAAGCTGGTGATACTTAGAAAAATTGAGTCGACCGACGGTAAAAATGCGCGAAAAAGGAGAAATATGATAATAATCCCGAAAATCACGATAAGAAATAAATATTTGGTGTCTTTCATGGACGAAAACAGAAAATAACAGAAAATCAACGAGGGGATAAATACGCCAGTCAAATAAAGGGCGACTTTGCCTCCGCTCAGAATGTTTTTATCATTTCTTGATATGGTAAACAATAAAATGAAATATAAAATAAAGACAACGATAAGTCCAGTTTTCCCCAATGATGAAGTGTCTAAAATACTATCCGCCATATATAATTATATTATTTATTTATAAGTTTTCAATCGTCGTTTTTTTGCCATGACACTCTCTGCACAAAGCAACCAAGTTGTCAATATGGTTACTTCCGCCATATTCAAGCCGAAGTTTATGATCTACTTCGAACCACGCAGACAATTGCTCTCCGCAATCCCCGCATTTCCAGTTTTGTCTTGATGCCACGTATTTTTTCTTGGTTTCGCTCACCGATCGTTTCGTACCTTTCTTACCGGAATGCATAATCCGTCCTTCGTCTTTATTCCCTAACATATTCATCATACTATAGGATCGGCCAGAGTCCGTCGTGCCGTTAGGAATTTGCGAAGAATAGTTTTGTTTGCTCGTGAAATCTAAGATGGGCGATATGATATTGCTGACATTCTGATCTATAGGTAAATATTTCAGATATTCGTGAGACGTGGTCATCATTTCGTGTGCCTTGGCCGGGTTTTTCTTCAACAACCACCAAACCATGATTCCTCCGAACCCGATACCTGCCATCTGATAGTATTTTTTAAACGTCAGAAGCTTTTTCAAAAGGGCTCCATCCGTGTAGATGTTGCCAATAAGCCCGGCAGTAATTAAGAATATAACGATTTCAATCCTCATTTCTATATATATGAACTTTCATTTTGTTGTACCGACTAGAATAAAACACGCACATATGGCGATGAACCCCAGCACGATGTGTTTTTTTTGTATGCCGAGTTTTTCGGAAAAAGTATACGTCTTTGGAAGATACTCGTTGTAATATTTGTCTAAATGATCGGGATAGGTATGTTCTTCTAAACCAAGCCCATAATCTATTTTATTGTTAATAAAGTGGACCCAATACGTGAATGAATCTTTGCTGCCTAAATAGGGGGTAACGGGAAATGCATCCAGCACATGTATAAAGTGTTTTTGTATTTCAGTATGGGGACAATAGAGAGGCAAATTTTGTATAAAGTCATAGTATTTACGTTTCGTGACTACGTTTGGATGGTCGGGATAAGTATGAGCGACGGTATACAAGAAAAACCAAAAATGATGGAACCATACATCTGGCGATAAATTTTTCATTATATTGTAGAAGATGAAGAAATAAAAAGCATTTAAAATCATTTCTTTCTGATGTAACAAGAAGTCGTATGAGTGAGGTATTTTGCAACAACTGCGGGAAATATGGACATTTGTTTTACATTTGCAAGATCCCGATCACCAGTATAGGAATCATTGTGTTTCGGATCGTAAATAAAGAATACCAATATTTAATGATTAGACGTAAAGACACTTTAGGTTATGTTGATTTTACACGTGGTAAGTTTATAATCACGCAGAAACAATGTATCATGAATATGTTGATACAAATGACTGCAAATGAAAAGGAAGTTTTAATGAAAAAATATGAGAGTGTTAAATCTGGAAATTCGGCGGGGATCAAAGAGAAGATTTTAGAACTTATACACGGAGTGACTCTTGGGAATGGAGAGTTTTATGATTTGAAAACGTTGCTTATAGAAAGTAAAAACACGTACGATTGGGAAAATCCGGAGTGGGGGTTTCCGAAAGGACGACGAAATGCAAATGAATGCGATTATGATTGCGCGGTGAGAGAATTTTCAGAAGAAACGGGATATTCTTCCAGTATCTTGAACAATATTAGAAATGTAGTTCCGTTTGAAGAAACCTTCACGGGATCAAACTATAATTCTTACCGACACAAATACTATTTGATGTTTGTGTCATATGCAGACAGTATTGCAAATCATAAATATCAAAAAGCAGAAGTCAGTGGTATGGATTGGTTCCCATTGAAAACCTGTTTGGAGATGATACGGCCTTATAATTTAGAAAAAAAGAGATTAATTCAAAGTGTGGATAATTGTTTGCAAAGTAATTTGTTGTTTTCTGTCAACAAAAAATAATATGATGACAATATAAATGGCCAAAACGAAAAAGAAAACCCAACATGGAGGAATGTGTCCGAAAGGGCAACGATGGAGCAAAAAAGAAAATAAATGCGTAACATTAGAAGAATATAGAGCGAGTTTAAGACATCGATGTCCGAATGGTTATAAATGGAACGACGCACTTCAAGAATGTGTCCCCAAAAAACCTGCGGTGGCACCACCACCACGAGTAGAAGCAGAAGAAGAAGTGAAAGAAAATACAATCGTCGACGCCCCTGAAGCAAAAACCCCTTCATTTTTAAGCTCGTTTTTTGGAATGGGTGTTCCAGAACCAGAAAAGAAACCGGAACCGGAACCGGAACCGGAACCAAAACATGAACAAAAGGAACCGGAACCTGAACAAAAGGAACCGGAACCAGAACCAAAACCGGAACAAAAGGAACCGGAACCGGAACCAGAACCAAAACCGGAACAAAAGGAACCGGAACCAGAACCAGAAAAGGAACCTGAACCTGAAAAGGAACCTGAACCTGAAGGGGAAACTTCACGCCCAGTAATAGAAGACCCGAACCCCAGTGGAATGGAAGAGGATTCAATTAGTGAAAGCGAGAATGAAGACGACGATGAATTATTTACAGGAGATAACGGAGACAAGTTCAAAAAGGAAAGAGAAGAATATAAGTATTGGCAACAGAATCCAGATCCGGGATTTCTATATCCTGATATAAACGATCCGAATTTCAACATAAAAATCGCTTCTAAAAAAGAATTTCAAAGTCATAAGTACGATGGTACAGTGAATAAGAACATTGAAGAACAGGCAAACAAAGAATGCGAAACGTCTTTTGAAATATTACCACATCAACAGTTTCTACGGAATTTCATGTCTATGAACACACCCTATAATAGTTTATTGTTGTATCACGAACTGGGAACTGGTAAAACATGTAGTGCTATAGGGATAACCGAAGAAATGCGAACATATATGAAACAAACCGGCGTGTCTCATAAGATATTGATTATAGCCTCTCCCAATGTCCAAGAGAATTTCCAATTGCAATTATTTGATCCCAGTAAGTTAGTACAGCATATAAATGGAACCTGGTCGTTGGATACATGTGTAGGAAATAATTTGTTGAAAGAGATTAACCCCACGAGGGTAGAAGGAATGGGAAGAGACAAAATAACATCTATGATACGTGCCCTTATAAAAAAGTACTACACATTTATGGGATATGAACAGGTTTCACTTCACAGTCATTCTGACGAGAAGAAAATGAAAAGAAGAGAGACCAAAAAAGACAACTCCTTCGCGGAAGAAGAAAGCATACCAGAAATATTAGATCTGGAACCTATTAACATGGAAGATAATGAAGAAACGAGAGAAGTTAAGCGTGGACTAATAAAACGTCTGAAAGAATTATTTGACAATCGGTTGATTGTGATTGATGAAGTACATAACATGCTGTCGAGAACAGAAGACGAGAGAAAGAGCTCATCTAAAATTTTAACCCAAATTGTACGGTATTGTGAAAATACACGTTTTTTGTTTCTGTCGGCAACACCATTATATAACAGCGATAAAGAAATCACGTGGTTAGTCAATATGATGAATATGAATGATAAACGCGCAACGGTAAAACAAAGCCAGCTGTTTGATAAAAACGGGAATTTCACGGAAGAAACCAAAGATGCAAACGGAAGAGTCATGCGAGAGAGTGGCCGGGATTTATTGCGCCGTAAACTAATAGGGTATGTCTCGTATGTACGCGGGGAGAATCCGTATACATTTCCATATCGCATATATCCGAAAGATTTCGCAGAACCTGAATATTTATTGTCTTCGTATACATATCCAAAAACCCGATTAAATGGATCAGAATTAGGAGAAGAGCCAGTCAAACATGTGTTGAACAATGTATTTATGAATAAAATGGGAACGTACCAACAAGAGGTATATAACGCAGTGATTGAGAAATTAATGAAAAACGAGGCATTTTCGGAAAAAGAAACGTTTGGCTTCCAAGATTTAATCACTCCGTTAAGCGTATTGAATATGTCCTATCCATCGGCCGAAATGGATAAATATATTGCAGATAAAAAAACACCATTTAAAGGTCCGCTTCAACCACTGCATGGAAAAGAAGGTCTGTCTGGAATAATGACGTTTGACAAAGTGGCAATACCAAATGGAAAGGGAACTGTGCCGGTGATTCAGAATTTTGAATATAACGATTATTGCATGAAAAAATACGGACGTTTGTTTCATCCAGACAATATTGGACAGTTTAGTCCTAAGATCCACGCGATATGCCGCGCGATACAAGAATCAACGGGAATCGTTTTGATTTATTCCAAATATATAGAAGGTGGTCTTCTGCCCATGGCATTGGCATTAGAAGAGATGGGATTGTCTCGGTATTGTTATTCCAGCCATATCAAATCTTTATTGAAAACAAATCAACCACCAATAGATCCCCTTACTATGAAACCAAAAACAGGTACATCTGTATTGCATGCGAAATATGTTATGATTACAGGAACGAAAATGTTTTCGCCAGACAATGCCAAAGATCTGGAAATGGTGTTTCATCCTGACAACAAGGACGGAAGACTTGTAAAAGTGGTCATGATATCACAGGCGGGAAGTGAAGGGATTGATTTCAAATGTATAAGACAAGTACATATATTAGATCCATGGTATAATATGAGTAGATTGGAACAAATAATCGGACGTGCGGTGCGTAACAAAAGCCATTGTCAGCTACCGTTCTCTCAACGAAACGTAGAAATCTATATGCACGGTACGATTCAACAACCAGAAGGTAACGAGACGGCGGATATGTATATGTATAGATTAGCCGAAAAGAAAGCCATACAAATAGGTCAAATCACACGAATATTGAAAGAAAGCGCCGTGGATTGTTTATTGAACATGGATCAGAATAGTTTCACTGAAGAAAACATGGATAGTACCGTAGAATTGGAACTATCCACAAAGAAGAAAAAAATACAGTTTAAAGTAGGCGACAAGGCGTTTTCCAGCAAATGCGATTATATGGCATCTTGTGAATACCAATGTGTTCCCACTAAAAAAGACATCAAGAAGGAAGAAACCAGTGTGACCTATAATATTCACCATTTGAGACACAATCACGATAAAATCGGGAAAAGAATTCGTCAAATATTCAGAGATCAGGCTTTTTTGAAAAGAGACAAACTAATCCAGGAAATCCAAATCGGCAAACCATATCCTATTCAGGAAATATACTATACACTTGGTGTCTTTTTGCGAAATAAAGACGAGTGGCTAATACACAAAGGGAAAGCGGGTTACTTGATACGAAAACAAGATTTGTATAGTTTCCAGCCCTCTGAAATTTCCGATAAGAATGCATCTTTGTATGATCGGATGGTTCCATTGGATTACAAACCGAGAGATTTCATGGTGAAATTACCAGAAGAAAATGAAGTGGCTATATTGCCCAATAAGGAACGTGTCGTGTCGGCAAAACTAACACAACAGCAGCAGGAGGAAAATAATAGTTATAGAACTATATTAAAGAGATTAGAAGACGCGGCGGCCCGGATACAAGATGACTTGCCATATGTACACAAAACGTCCAATAAGTACAACGAATACGCGAAAATGGCGTTGCATATATTAGCGGAACGTCATCATCTCAAGAAAAACGACATCATGTTTCATATGGGTTATCATATGATAGAATGTCTCTCATATCAAGAAAAGTGTATTTGTTTTAACGCATTGTTTCAATCAATTCCGGACTTTGACAAGAAAACCGTTCAGACATATACAAACATGTCTGATCTGCTTTATACATATTTCCGTGCGTGTGTAGTGAAAGATAAAGATGTTATCGGAATATACATTGGAAACGAGTTGAATAATGAATTGTATATTTGGAAAGAAAACACATTTAAACATGGGAAAGATTTCGCCGTTGAATGCGAAAAACTCGCAACTGTGATTCAGACCACGTTTTCAAAATTGGATGGGATCTTGAAGAAGACATTGGGGGAAATGAACGAGACAGTGGAGGAAATTATGATCGGATACATATCTTATGTGCCGAAAGATGCAGTATTTGAATTCAAAGCGAAAGACATTTTACAGGTACGAAATAGTCTCGGGTCTCGGTGCGATCAAGAGCCGAAACCTATGGTGGTGAAAAGAATAAACTATTTCTTGACTTATTTAGAAAAACCCGAAGAGGAGAAATATGAAGTGAAAACGGAATTTCACAAAAACGCAATACACAAGCCGATAACGTGTATTATATACGAGATATTGCTCCGACATCACACGAAAGCCACCGGCGAAGTATGGTTTTTATCTTTACAAGAGTCTCTGTTGACGCCGCCGAAACTATTGGTCTTTGACAAGAAAAAAAGTGATTGGAGCGATGTGACAAAGAAGAAAATAAAAAATTGAATAATATATTATAATAAACATATAATAATATAACAGAACAAATAATGACGAAACAGAATTCTCAACAAAATGTCACACTTTACACGAACGCTTTGTTGGAAATCAACATTTTATTGTTGCCGACTGAAATCGGATCAACCAAAACGAAGGAAAATCTGAAGAAAACGATTGCCCATTTCGTGGAAGGTAGGTGTATCACTGAAGGATATATAAAACCCAATACCGTTCAGCTTAAAAATTATTCAAGTGGCATCATAAAAGGAGACAAGATTGAGTTCAATGTCGTGTTTGAGTGTAAGGTGTGCAATCCGGTGGAAGGGACGTGGGTGAATAAATGCAAAGTAAAAAGTATAACAAAGGCGGGGATACACGCAAACGCGTTTGATGATAACAATAATATTCCGGTCACCGTGTTTGTCATTCGCGATCATTTCGTAGATAATAAATACTTTAATAGTATCCAAGAGGATGATTTTATAGATGTAAAGGTGATTGGATCCCGGTTTGAATTGAATGATCCCTGTATTGAAGTGATTGGGAACCTGATGCCGAAAACGAAAGTGTAAAAACGTACATAAATGGAAAATGGTAACTAAAACTAAAATGAAAATCGCCAAACATGTCTCTTTTTTTTATCTTGAAACCAGATTGCAATATGTGAATAATATCATAGCTGCTGCCAATCAGTACGAGATTGAAACCGATATATTTATACACACCAATAAGGATAACTTATCGTTCGACAAATATACCAATGGAACAATACATATCATATATCACGATTTATCAAATATACACCCTTACTATCTGACCTGGAAATGTAGAGAATTATTGAAACAACAAAGAGATGAGTATGATATATTTATGTATATTGAAGATGACATCTTAGTTCCTTTTAAGGCAATACAATACTGGCAAAAATACAACGAAATACTATTGAAGGACAACTATAATTTGGGTTTTGTCAGGATTGAAGTTGCCGAAGATGTAGAGTATATTACGGATTTGAATGGGGAAAAGTTTGATACCGTCATTCAAATCGGAACCGAACAATTTTGCGTAAATAACAAAAATCCGTATTGTGCGTTTTGGATATATAACAAAAAGGAATTCAATAAATTCGTGGAAAGCGAATATTACGATATAAACAATATACGTGGATATGAGATAAGAGAAAGCAGTGCGATCGGATTGCATGGAAACGGAAACAATTGGTTTAAACACACCGTTATCCCTGTGACGGAAGATGGTAAACTAACGGAAGACTGTAGAATATATCACATGCCTAATAATTACGTATCCGACAATAGAAATAAATTCGCAACTATCAAATTTAAAGAGGCTTTACGATAAAATACATTTGAAAATGAGGTTAAATGTATTTTTTGGAAATGAAGTATAATTATATGACAAGTATTATGCTTCAGAAAATCAAGTCCCTTGAACCGAAAGAACATATTGTTATTGGAACGATTTTGCGGAAATATCCTACGGTGAAATTGAACGAAAACAAGGGTGGAGTCATGGTGAATATTGCAACGGTCCCCGATGCAGCAATACAAGAAATAGAAAAATATCTGAGTTATATTAACACGCAGGAAACGGTTCTAAATAAAATTGAATCCCAAACAAATGAATATAAGCAGTATTTTCAATAGATAGAAGATGTACTGGACATATCCTATATATAAAGATACGTATGCGGTGAATATCGCGGAATTGCATCCATTCATGTTTAGTTTGGAACATAAAGTGATAAACGAAGATGATGTTATTCTTGAAAAAGAAGTTCAAGAAACGAAACCGAATCCAAGCCCATACGACAAGTGCAGAAGTCGGTTATCCAGTGTAAAAAAGTGTCAAGATCCTTTATTCTGGTCAATCTATTTAGCAAAGTTTGGCAAAAAGGAATACGACAGGGTTGGACTTAATGGGAATGAAGAAATGAAGGAAAAAATGGCCATGTCTCAGGCTTTCCACAAAATGGGCGCGGCTCATCTTTCTTCAAACGTTCTCCAGAAAAAAATGACGATTTGCGGATGTTCGGAAATGGCGTCAAATATACTGACGGAAAAAAAACTGTCATGGGAATCATTGTATATTATATGTGCTTATTACGATTGTAATCTATACATTGTGGATTTACAGAAGAAAACATATTTAACATACTTGCGCGTGAATTCCGATCAATATGATACGTACGTACTGTATAGAACGAGAGAAAAGGGACCGGAGTATTATATAGATACAAGCGAGCAGTTGTTCACTTTAGATTATTTACGAAACAATTACGTTTGGATAATGGGGTACGAAAAGCCGTTCAAAGCCGTGTCGCATTATAAAGTCCACGAGTTGGAACAAATGGCGGAGATATTGGGGTTGAAGAATGAAGATAAAATAAAGAAGGCCGATTTGTATGCGAAGATTGCATTGTATTGCTCAAGCTGATTATTTTATCGGGAAAGAATATAAACAAAATGTCTTCCGCTCAAAAGAAACGAGATCTAATTAAAGAGGCAAGTGCTGTCTATGGAAGTTCTACCCGAAATAAAATCCATCAAATTGCGAAAGCAAATGCCGGGATGAGTGATGAAAGTAGGAGTAAAGCCTATGCTGCCTTGGCGGAGATGCATGCCGCAAAATTAAAACGTGATAAAAAAGGTGGAAAAACTAAAAAGAAAAGAAGACAGAAAAAGACAAAAAAGACAAAAAAATGGTTCCCGTTTATTTGATGAGAGAAAAGTCCATACAAACAGTTATGGTGGATCCATCAATGATTATTGGGCAATGTTTTATGGTCGGGCGATCTGGTTTTAGTTTATAGAATTTTTTAGTTTCTGTTTTTAATTGCACAAAAAAGACAGCTACGTCGGCGAAAACGAGGTCGTAAACTTGTTTTTTCACGTAGAAATCGTTAATGGCAATATTTTCAACGAACAAATCAAGATTGCCATCGTGGTTATATGGCTTAATGCGTGCCTCTTGGCGGTTCATATAGTCTTATATAAATATAAAATAAATATATTTATATATTCATTTAAACTTTTGTAGACATTATTTGATAAAAGAAGTTATTTATCGGAAAAGATTTACGACCATTTTCGTCTGGCGTCAAATATTCCATAAAAAAACGTTTCAAATTTTTATCATTGAAGTTTAACCAGCACAAATACAAAACAATCAACGCGATCATAACGTACATATCTGTATTCGTTGTTTTCCTTTTATAAATGGTATATATCGGGATTCCTTTCAATATCATAGTGGCTAATAGGAACGAGCAAATATAAGCAAACGATTTATGGTAGGCAAACATAATGGAAACCTGAATACATGCTAAAACAATTCCAACATAAAATAAATAAACCGGATTATACGGTACAAGCTTTGTAATGTATAGTACATACCATAAGATGATCCAGTATGAAAATATTAAATCTGGTCTGTTTTGCGATATTTCTTTTTCCATATATATAAACCATTAGATATCAAGCCGAAACATTGTTAACAGCAATTTATTCCACGTCATTCTATAGAGTTTACAGCTACGTTTTTCAATATCGCTAAAATGAGTTCGCATAATGGTGTGTATTCGGTCAGTGAACCTCGGGTTGCGATCGGGTGGTGGCTTTAGACCTACGTAATCCCATGGCACTCCTATCTGTAAATTATGAACAACATTAAGTACATCATCATCCGTATCAATTACAATGAATCCATCATACATGGTCGCAATGAGCGATAGATTTACATAATTTGGAACCACCCGGTATAATATACATCCGTCTTTGACCGCGTAATCTATTTTAGTTTTTTTGACAAATTCTTCAAAACTTGTAGCGAAAATTTCGTTGTTGTGATAAATAAATTCATCACCATCAAACATGGGTGTATGATAAATTGTATCATTTTGAAAAACGTCCCATGCACTTTCGTAAGGCCAAAAAAATCGTTCATCATTCACGATCGGCAATAATGAAATGTTTTGCGTAGCATTTTTCACCTCCGAACTACTTATTTTAGGGTACAGTTTACGGTCAATTCCCATTGACAAATAGATTTCACTTTGTATACTCCTGGGCATCGTTTGTAAACGATCAAAAATTGTTCCTTTATTCTGTTTTATATTTGCTATAGCTCTTGTATGCCGGGTCATGTCGTCTGCCAAAAGATTTTCAATATCATCTAAACTCTTTGTTCTTTTTGAACGCGTTGTATTATTTATGCGTAAAGGTCGTTGCACACTTCCGCTCCTTCCTCGTCGCGATTTTCGTGACTTGAAGGAAGTGGGAAATTTATGTGGTTCACTATCTCTTTTTTTCACCGCCTGATCAATGAGATACCTCAGTTCTTCTTCTTTTTTATCATCATGTGCTTTTTTTTTCCTTGCGGTTAAAGCTAACGCGGTTTTTTTGTGTGATTTTGAACTCATAATGATGAATTATATAATAGTATCCTATTATATTATTTTGGTGAATTCTTTTGACAATAATTATAAACCCCCACTATAGTTATAAACCCCCACTATAGTTATAAACCCCCACTATAGTTATAAACCCCCACTATAGTTATAAACCCCCACTATAGTTATAAACCCCCATTATAGTTATAAACTCCCAT